TACCATTCTCTCTTCATTGCTTGATTTTTTGAAGGGTAAATTTCTTGATAAATTAGTACAAATGGCCTGCGATATTTAGTAGATTTTGACTGGCCATTATTATGTTGCTTAAGTCGTCTGTGTAAATTGTTAGTAGTGCCAATATATAATTTGCTGTCTTTAAGACTTTTTAGTATATAAAGGAAATGCATAATTGGGTGCGAATATATGACTTCGCTCGAACATATTTTACCAAAAATTACTAACACTTCCTAGTTGCTCAAGAGTTTGTGACAGAAAAAGGGGTTTAAGAGGCGGAACTCGGTACTCGGCCTAAAATCTGTTTGCATTAGTCTTGTAACATAGTACAATGGTAGAAGGGTACAATAGTAAATTATGGACAAACCGAATTTAGAAAAAGATAAGCAACTTTTGGTTAATACCCTTAGTAAATTAAAGTTTAAGAAAGCTCTCGCTGATTTTCTGGATGATCTTTTGACCGAAGAAGAAATACTGGACTTAACTCAAAGAATTAAAATTGCCCAGCTTATTCTCGACAGTAAAAACTATAATGAAATTTCTGAGCAAATTGGAACAAGTACCTCAACTGTTTCTAAAATTGGACAAGTTATTAAATATGGTATAGGTGGACTAAGGTCGATTTTTGTTTAAGGTGTGGAGCTAAACTATGAACAAAGTACAAATAATTACAGACAAGGAATGTCAAGGTAAAGATGAGATGTGGTGTAATTGGTACAGATGTCCAAATTGTGAAAAGACAAACATATTCCCAGCTGGTAACTATTGTCCAGATTGCGGAACAGAAAACGAATGGCAACTTGAGGAACAAAAATGACACCAACTAACGCTAAGTGGGAGGACAAGATTTACGACATTCTCTATAAGAACTCTTGCTTGTCAGACGGGAATATTGGCGTAAGAGTATTACACGAGGACGAATGGCCTATTAAAGAGCTTGCAGAGCTACTCCTAGAACGGGAGAGAGAGTATAAGAAAAGAGAAAAGTTAATAGAGGGGTCTTTTGTCCACAGGATAGCTCCAGTAGTAAACCTTGACGATGAGTCTAACAACTGCGATGTTTGTGGCTATGACCACGAATACAAAAACAAGTTTAACGAGAACGCCTACAAACTAGCCCACGCTCTCTCCAAAGCCCAATCACTACTGAGGGATGAGGTAAAGATAAGGGAGAATAAGTAGTATAGACGGATCTGTTATAATGGGGGTATGACTGATACTAAGGATCTCCCACCGCAGATCAAATTACCCACAAACCCATCACAAACGGCAATTAGGAACGCCATAGCCCCTCATGCAGCAGATATTATCCGCAAGCTACTCTACCTAATGGATTATGGAGACAACGACAACGTAAAGCTAGGGTCTGCAAAGACCCTACTTGCTAAATTAGTCCCTGATCTAAAAACAAGTGATTTCCAAGGGGAAGGAGTAAAACAACTTGCAGGATTACTCACAGTCATCGCCCAAAGAGATGAAGTTAAGCCAGTGGCAGAGCCAAGTCCTTTTTGACGAACATCGGTATAAAGTTATTAACTGCGGTAGACGCGCGGGAAAATCAACCATCTCATCAATCAAGTTATTACAAGTAGCTACAGAGAACTCTGGGGTTGATTGCTGGTATATCGCACCCCAATATAAACAGGCTAAATCTATCATGTGGCAGATGATGATGGATCTTATCCCCTCCGTTGCGATAGATAAAAAGAATGAGACTGAGTTGACAATATCCCTCATAAATGGTTCTAGGATTATGCTCAAGGGGGCAGAAGATCCCGATACTCTCCGTGGAGTTAAGATTGATTTTTGTGTATTTGATGAGGTGGCTTTTATTGATAAGTGGGATGAGGTGTGGAAAGTTATCAGACCAACGCTTGCGGACTCTAAGGCTCCTTGCTGGTTTATCTCTACACCCAACGGATTCAACCACTTCAAGGACATGGCAGAGAAGATTGACAAAGACTGGCAATATTTTCATTTCACAAGTTATGACAACCCGTATATCCCCAAAGAGGAAATAGATAAAGCTAAAGAAGAGATGAGCGAGGATTCATTCTATCAGGAATGGATGGGAGAGTTTCGTAAAATGTCAGGTCTTATTTATAAGGACTTTAACCGAGATATTCACATGGTAGATATTCCTAAACTAGATTACAACTGGACTTACACCAGATCAATCGACTTTGGGTTTGGACACAAGACTGCACTAGGATACTTTGCCATTAACTCTACGGGTACTCAAATCTATTGCTATGACGGGCTTTATCTATCAGGAATGACTACACACGATATAGCTGAAGCAATTAAGATTAAAGACTCAGGGAGAGTGTTTATCAATCCCGTAGCTGACTCTGCGCAACCCATGATGATCGAAGAACTATCAAGAGAAGGGGTGCATTTTAACCCAGTTGAAAAAGGTGCAGACTCAGTTAAAAACGGGATTTCTAAGGTGGCTGAGTTACTTAAAATAAGAAATGATACTGGTAAACCAACGCTAATGTTTGCTAAGCATTTAACATGGATAGCTGATGAGTTTGAGAAGTATAGGTGGGTTGAGAATCAAGCACAAGGTTATACTACTGAGGTTCCACTAAAGAGAGAGGACGACGCACAAGACATGATTAGATATATGGCTATGAGTTATAGAAAACCACAAGTGATAACAAAAGATATGTTACCAAAATATACAGTCTCAGATTCAATAATTGGCATTTGATATAATACAACCTATGGTAAACCTAGCCCCAGAAGAATACGCCAGAATAATCCAAGAGAACAAACCTCACTTAGTAGAAATAGAAAACCGAGCAGAGCAGATTGAGTACGGGGAGATGATAATAACTTTTACAGTACGAGCAGGTGTAGTACAGAAGATGGAATTTCACGATACTAAGACCTGGCTACGACCAAAGAGTTGATAACACATAGAAATAAGTATAAGATAAAAACATAGTCTGTACCTAAAAAATAGGCAGGACGTTTCCAAAGATAATATCAATGGACGCGTCCTTTTTTGTATTAAGGAGCATATGAGTTATAAAAAATCCAAAGATGAACAAGAAGTATTTTCAGG